CACCACTAGTTAATTGCCAACCACCTGGTATCAATTTGTATCCTGGCATGTTAGGACAGAATACATTAAATATACAACTATTGCCAACTGTAACTCCAGATCCAACAACACTACCGGTAATGATGTTTGGTCTACTTGTTGTAATAGTAACTGTTGCGCCTGCACCGCGCAATACATCAGTTTGACTTGTGAATGGGTACGGATGAGTATTAATTTGTATCAAATCATTCTTTTTGAATAATGTAGTACCTGCTGCTACTGTAGGTAATCCAGTCAATATTAATTGATTACCAATATAAGTTACTACTGTTAGTCCACTGATTTGTGCTCCAGTCATTGCTCCTTGATATCTAAATATCCAACTAAGTTTAGGGTTATTGCTGAATGTAATTTCTTGGTTAGTAAAAGTATCTAATGTATCAAGTTCTTCCATCAATGCTCTGGCATCGCTATAGCGAAAACTATTTGGCATTTCAACTGTAATCTTCCATGGATTCTTTGTTGGAGTTTGACTAACACGAGGTATTTCATTTCGTGTATATTGTGTTCCAACAACATTACGACGGTTAAAATTTATAGTGTTACAACTGTTTATGATTGTTTGTAATCCGCTCATTTATTATTCCTTATCTGTTACCGTAAGGTAATTCTTTTTGTGCTAACTGTACAGTACCAAGCAATGCTTTACGATTCTCAGCAAACATTTGCGCTACGCTTTTACTATCTATCGCTGATATGTTGTTGGTAATATATGTTTTGTTAACAGTACCTCCGCCCATGCCTGCACCATTTGGTATGATTGTACCTGCTGATCTTGGTATAAACAATTCAGGACCTTTCTCACCAACGATACTTGGTTTATTGACAGGTGGACTACCACCTTCAGCAAATCCAAACAATGAACCTATTGCTGAGAATATTCCACCACCGCCACCTACCATTGACAATAGTTTGGTTGCTTGTGCTTTCAATTCAATCTTAATCAAATCTTGTATGATAGACTTAGCCAAATCTCCGAAACTAAACTTACCATTTTCAACAAAGTTATCAATAGCACTATTCATGTTGCTAGTGACTGCACCAAACACTTCTCCTGCTCTTGTTGCAGCGTTGGTTGCGTTATCTATATAACTGTTAAAAGCATCTGCCCAACCTTGTTCCCATGAACGACTTTGTTCTAAATTTTTAGTTTGTTGTTCAGCAATTTCTTGATATTTTAATGCAATCAAATCTAATCCGTCTGCTAATTTCTTAGCATCGGCAGCCGACAAATCTAATCCTTCAAAGCCTGCGGCAAATGCTCTGCCTGCTTCTAATGCTGCTTTACGGGCATTTTCTTGAATGTCTGCCATCTTTTGTTCTAATGGCGTGCGCTTCATTTGAGCGCCTTCAAATTGTGCTTGACCCAATTGACCTTGTGCTTGTTGACGAATCTGTAACATGGCAGCATCAATGTTTTGTTGCTTTTCCATTTGTTGTGTAATTCGTTCAATTGTGTTTAATCTATCTTGCTCTAATAGTTTAGCACTTTGTATCTTGTCAATATATGATGAGGTTGCATTTACTACACCAACAGTATTAGTTTCAATGCCTTTAATCGTACCAGTAATTGCATTATATCGTGCTTGTAAGTCTGCTAAATCATTTTTACTGGTGCCAGGAACACCCATTGCAAGTTTTAATTTTTCTTGCTCTTTAACTAAATCAGCAACTATGCTTTTTTCTCTGTCACGAAGATCGGCTAATGCACGGACCTTTTCAACTTCTTCTGCTGATTTACCAACCAATGCAAATTCCATATCTAATTTTTGCAACATAGAGGCATTAGATTGATTGTAAGATTTCAGCACATCTGCCTGTTGCAACTTGAATTCATTCATTGCTTTGGATCTAGCATCAAATTGTTCACGCTCTGTTTTTGTTAAGGCTGCTTGTTGTTTGGCATAATCATTCATGTTTTTAACATCAGATTCTGAATAACTACGACCTTGTGGTCCTGTTTGTTCAGGAGTAATACCCATCATGCCTTTTAATTTATTATAAGCATCACCAATACTAGCACCAAATCCTTTTAGTTTATTCCAAACATAATCTATACCATCACTAAATGTTTGTATGATTTTGGTATCAAAAACTGCATCAATTGCGGTACCCACAGTATAAAAGATTGCCACCACACCGGCAATAACTACTGCAATTTCTCCTATACCAGATGCAAATGCAGCAAAACCGGTAGCACCAAGTGAAAATATTCTTACAAGTGCCGTTCCCAATCCAGCAAAATCTAAGCCTGCAATGGCTAATCTAATTCGTAAAAGATAATCAACAACTCCAGCAAATGGACCTTTTAATAAAGAAAAAGCATCCATGATAATAGTCCCTGCATATTTTGCAACTGAACCCAATCCAGCAAAGGCACTTGTCATTTTACCTATTCCACTAGATATTTTTAATGTTGCTGCACCAAAGGTTAATGCAGCAATACCAATCCATTCAAATACTTTAGCAACTGCAACAAGACTTACTGCGGCCCCACCAATGTTAACTAATGCATCAACAAACTTTTGAATTTGTTCTGGCTTTAATGCTCCTATAAAGTTTAAAACTGGTTCTAATGAGTTCAATAATGCTAGTTGAAAATTATTTACTGCTTGTGTTATTTTGTCTTGTACTGCTGCGGCTTTCTCAACAGTGGCACTATACTTTGCTGCTTCTTGTGTGGCTTTGCCTATATCACCACCAACACCAACAAAGTCAACACCCTTAGCACCTTTACCAAGCACTTGAGTTGCTAATGCGGCACGCTTACTTGCATCTTGTATTTTACTCAATCCTAATATGGTTCTATTAAGAATGTCAGTATCGCTTAATGTTTTTAAGTCATGCAGACTAATACCAAGTTCACTGAATGAGTCACTCATTTTAAGTGCGCCGCTGTTGGCTTCTTCAACACTTAAACTTAGTTTGACTAACATTTTAGCGGCTGAATCGCTATTGCCACCATTGGTTAATAATGCATTATTAAATCCAAGTATGTTTTGTGTGGCAACACCTGTGGCTAATGAAATGTCGTTGATGTTATCAGCAAATTTTAATGCATTACCAATAACTGCTGTGGTAAACAATCCAGCAAGTAATCCTTGCATTGCACCAAAACTAGTTTTTAGTTTTGCTAAATTTGATTCTACTTTGTTAAGCGTGGTAAGGGCAGGTGCACCATTTATGTCCATCGTATAAGTTAAATCTGCCATCTTACTTTCCTTTTAATATTTGTCTAACACGCTTTTTGACAAATGCTTCAGTTGGTGTTGTCATACCATCAGGACTTTGATCACTGTAACCTTCATCTAATCGTTTGGCGTAAGGATAATTGGCTGATATAACATTACCATTCAACTTGGTACTGCGTCTTGCATGACCACTACGAATTGGTGTGTCTTTAACAAACTCTTTGTAGGCTTCTTGTGGAAGCAATTTAAGTTTTGCTTTGATGCGTTTCAAACTAGTTGTTATGTTATCAGTAACCGTAAATGTTATAGACATTATTCACCCTTTGCTTTATCTAAAATGTTTTGTAATTCATCTGTTGTATAATCTGGCATGGGCTCTCGTCCATTGTTCATTGATTTTTTGTGATGATAGTTCTCAAAAGTCATTGCTGCGTCCATTATATACAAATCAAATGTATTACTTCTTTCTAATACTTCACTTGGTAGCATTCCATAACGCTTACCAAGTCCGTCTACGGTCAGTATTAAAGCCATCTTTTCAGATTTAGGGTCAATACTGTCCTGTGTTACTTTCCCAATAGTTCTGTCACCTTACCAATTGCCTTCATTAATACATGTGTTGGAAGCATGGCATCATCTTTAAGAATTTCTTTGCCTTTTTCATCTAAAATTAATGTGCGAACAATACCAATAACACCACCTGTGTTAGTGTGATCGGCACTTGCTAATTTCATAAACACATCTAATGGTTGTCTGTCCCATGTGTGAAAGGTAATGGCTTCACCAAACTCATTGATGATATCTTCATCATTAAGTTCAATAAGTATCAATTGGGGTTTTGCTGTTAGGGCTGAGAGTTTCATTTGTTTTTTCCTATAAGTTGTTTAATGTATTTATTCTTTTTCGTTTAGGTTGTCAATCAATTGATTTAGTAACGCTATACGAAATGCCTGTTTGGCTTTCATTTGTCTTACTGTTGCTTGTAAATTTTCAAGCATAGGCATCATCTTTGCTTCATCACTTAATAATGAACGCAGTTTTTCTTCATCTGTTTTAAGATATGGTTGTTCCATGATTTGTTTCTTTCAATAAATTGTTAAAAAAGGGATACCTTTTGAGTATCCCTTTCTTTGCTTACTCTCTGATTACACTTGGTCTACAGTGAAAGCACCATCAACTGCGATAGTTAATGGGGTCACCCAGACTGGTGCATCAGGACTTGTAGTTGGAGCAAGACTTGTTATAAAGCCTGATCCAGTATAGAAGTATGCATTAGCAGCAGTACCGTTCCAATAGATTTGGAAATCTAAATTGTTTTTGTTGATAGATAAACTTGCAATACCTAAGAATGGTGCAGTGTTTGCTGTTGCAGCACTGTTTCCAAAGTATGCTAAATTATCAACTACAACATTTGTACTTGCTTCATTATCAGCAGGTGTACTTAGTTTACGCATATCAACATCACTAAATGTTGTGTATGAATAAACACCAGTACTGTTGGTGATAGTCAAGTCTTGTACGAATGGTATAGTAAGTGCTACTGATGAATTAGCAAGGTTAGCCCCTGTTAATCCAATGATGATAACTGGTTGTGTTCCAGTTGTATTTGTCGTGATTCTTGCCATGATTTTCTCCTTGTATATTGGCTATGTATTAAATTCTAGTCTTAAAACTCTGAATGTCCAGTCGTGTCGTTCTGCCTGCGTTGGTCCGTATGTTCTTACTTGCGTGAAATCTCTTTCAAAATATCCATCAAATAATTGCACACCATCGTCTTTAACTGCGGTTACTATATTAGCAATAATCGCATTTACAGGTTGATTGTATGGGTCCTCTTGGTATGAAATATAAGTCACGCTAAATGTATCATAAGCATGATATATACTTCCACCATATTGAACACCAAGTTGGTGAGGATTTCTATCGTCCTGGTGAACATCACTTACATATACTCCATACCTTACCTTTTCAGATTCGCTTGGGAAATCTTCAAAGACTGGGATGTTCCATGTTGTTGGAATATCTCTCCTTATAACCGCAAGTATTTGCTCTTGCGTTGTATAAGGTTGATTGAGTACACTGTACGATATTGTTCGTGCCATTAGAAATATCTCCTATCACCATTGAAAAAATCAACATCTGCTGTCCAATTTTCTTCAAGTTTAGTAGTCGGTCCATTTGGTGAATCTTGATATAAATCATAGAAGTTCATCAACTGTAACGCCTTAGTCCACTCATTCTCACAACGCTTGACGGCAAACTCATAGTTTTGCACATCCACTTCATTCATGTTAGACACATCAGTAACTAGTGATTCATAGAAAACTTGAATCGCTCCGAATGTGTCTAACCGAATTAATGTTTGGTCGTTCTTAATAAGCAAACTGGGATTAAAACTTGATATCAATTGTCCATTAGGCAAATTGGCATAATAGTAAGCACCAAGCACTGTATCACAATACTTTTGCCACCAACCGAATTCTAATTTGTAAAGCCATTCTTGCGAACCGACTTTGAAATAAGGCTCCCAATCAACATTAAGAGCCGATGCTCTACGCTCCGCTGCCGGATCATAAAACTGTATGTCTCTTACTGTTGCGTTTGAGATTCTTTGATAGGGTACTGACATATTATTTTTCCTAGACAACGAGAGAGTGTTGCCACTCTCTCTTATTCAATTTTAAGATTCTTGAAGAATGTTAATAGCACCGCCTCTACGAAGGTCACCAACGCCAGAACCGAAGTATCCAACACCAGTCAACCAGATTTGTAGACCACCTGGTACTTCACCAGTCTTGATCTGTAGTCCTTCTTTCATAACAGTGAATAAAGCACTGTCACCAAAGTAAGCACCAACCAATACTGGAAGACTTGCTGCACCTACAACTGTACGAGTTGCTGATTGTAAGAATGTAGTGAACATAACCATACAGCCATAAACACTTTCAATCTTACCAGTTGATAGCAATTCATTACCCAATGCTGATAGATTAGAACCACCTGCTTGAGAAACAGCACCGCCGGTCAATTCAGCCAACATACGATTCAATGAAGAACCAACTTGTCCACCAGTATAACCTTCTTGAGTTTGTGCATCACCGTTACTGTCTAAAACAATAACAGGAGTTCCAGGCATACGAGCAACTTTAAAGTTTTGCTTGACTAAACGAATCAAGTCAAGAATGCTGTTGCTGGTGAAACCAGTTGTCCATGTACCACTAGTATTAGTAGCACCGATAACTTCCATAGCACCTAATTGTAAAACACGAGCAAATCCGTCAGCAGGAGTTTGTGTGTAGTAGATGTTTTGTGGAGTTGCTTTGAAATCCAAGAATGCTGCGGTAACACGCTGATCAACCTTTTCAGCGAAAGACTCACCAAGTTCAGCACCTAGCGTTGCTGCTAGTGTGAAACTTGTAGTCCAGCCGTAGAAGATATCAAACGCTGTTTGTGCAACTGCTGGAGTTGCTGTGATTGAACCTTGACCCAATGCTGGGTTTTGTACAACCGCATTACCTGTACCATATGTACCACCAGTGCCGTTAGCATTGTAGTCTTGATATGTGATAGGAGCGAAGTTAGGTACTAAGAATGTTTGACCTTGTGTAGGTGCAACAACGTTAGTGAAGTTAACTAAACCATTTGATTCGTGCATAGCACGGAGTGCGAAGTTGGAGATAGCAGTGGTAAAACCATCACCTTCATTGTTTGGTCCGCCGAGAACATAGGCCATAATATTTTTCCTTTATATATAAGTTGGCAATCAGAGTACTTTACGACTCGCACTTGATACTGTCGCTGTAACGCCTAGTCCTTTGAGTCCAACACCTTTACCTAGTCCGTTTTTGTTGGCCCATGCGTTGAACGCTGCTGGGTCACGGCTATAGTCGGGTACTGCCTCATCACTTGCGCCAGTGAAACTACCTTGTCCGGGTCTTAAACCAGATCCAGAATTTAGATTACTCTGTTTGAGTAGTTTAGGATTACCCTGCGCTACTTCATTTACTAAACCCTGAATTGAAAGCGGATTACCATCTTGACCATATCGTTCACGACCTTTACTATCTGTGATTTGATAAGTTCCATCATTATTCCATTGAATATTTGACTTTACTTTGTTCAAAGCATAATCTAGCAAGTCGCTATCAAACTTCTCACCCATGGCTCGCTGGATATCGCCATCTAGTTCCTTCTCACGAAGAGCCTGGTCTTTACGAGCCAAGTCTTGTTGAAGTTTACTAAATTGCTCCTGCAAGTCATTTGCTGTGACACGATTAGAACGATTCTGATTCTGTTGGTTATCTACTGGCTGTGCGTTGCCATCGGATTTTGTTTGAACACTAGTTCTTGCCATGAAGGCTAACGCCTCTTCAACACTACCAAATTGACTGCCCGAAGCATTGCTTAGTGCATTCAAAATAGATTGTGTAGTGCTTTTGCGAATAGCACCTGGGTCAATCTTTTGCTCATTGCCACCTTCTGCTTGGGTAAGCGACTGGTTTGCGTTTGTCTGGCTATCGTTGCCAACGAATGTATTTTGATCCATGTTAAATTTTTTCTTGCTGTAACGGAGCAACCGAGTTTGTAATGTATTTATTCATTTGAATCAAATTTGTGTTTTATCTTCCAATATTCATTGAATTCAACAATACTGGAGCAACTTGTTGGGTGTAGTAAGTCATACCTACATTAGTTACTGGAGTGCCAGCACCACCTAGTAAACTAGTGTTGTCTGCTTCTCCTAATGCATTGTCTTGTTCTGCTTGTTGTTTGCCAGTTAGATCATCCTCTTCACCATACATCTCATGGTCTGGTATCATTGATGGCGTTAAATCACGACTCAATACTGCTTGATCAGTTTCCATCATCAATGTTCTTAAGTCTGGATCTTGTACTGTTTTAATATACGCTTGTTGATATTCTGGAATTTCTGTCTCTGGTGCAAGCATACCAATAATTTCTTTGGTAATTAATGATTGAATCATTGGGTTATCACCAACTAATTCTTTTGCTGATCTCATCACAGCCATTCTATAATTGGTATCATGTGCTTCATAGTCTGTGTTGTAACTTACTTCACCGGCCCAACGCATGTCCATAAATCTTGCGGCAAATGTAAAAATCATTTCTTCTGTGACTTCCATCAATCGTGCTTTACTCTTTGCTGTCCTATGTAATTGCTTGCGTTCTTCAATAATAGCAACACCTGAAGCAACTTGGTTCTTGCTTGTACGCAATCCACCTAAGCCGGTCAATGCTTCAATTTGTTCTAAAATATCTTGTTGTGATTTGATGATCTTATCAACATCACCTGTATCAACTGGTATCGCTTCAATCTGTCCTTCATTAGCACGAACAATCGCACCAGCATGAACAGGAACACTTATGCCTTTGTCAGCACGAATGATGGTGTGAGCAAATTGTAATGCTGTATACTTTTCGCATTCCATTTTGTAATGTTCTCTTTGTGCATCTACTGCTGAATCAATATCGCTGATACCTAAATCAATTGTACGAGGATCTCTGCGACCATATGCAATAAACAATGGGATGCTCATGCCAGGAGGATAATAACCTTCGCCAATCAATTCTGCTGGCTCATTCATTTGGCTAGGACCTTTTTTTACTTCAAAACTTTGCCAGTAACTTGGTGTCGTTGCGTCACCTAAATGATAGCACTTGATGTAGTAACAATCTTCTTCTTCCATCTCTTTGATTTTAACATACTTAAGCATTGGTCTGCCACCGTAATAGTCAAACTCCCAATCCCATACATCTAATGGATTGATCGCACATACATATGGGCGACCTAGATTACCTTCGCTTTGTTGTGGCATATCCACTGCTACCCAGCAATGTCCGTATATGCTTGTTAAGTCCCCAACAGACTCCATAAAACTAGTCAATGAACGATTGGTTAAGTCAGCATCTAACAAAAACAAATCACTCCATTCACTGTTCTTTGGATCAATCATTTGTCCTGTTGTGGTACAAAACTGTACATTACGCTTGATGCCAGGTTCAAACAATACATCATTGATAGTGTCAACAATATAACGACAAATTGGTTGTGCTATGGTGTTGGTTACTAGGTCATTGTATAATGTTGAATCTTCTGAAGGGCGCTTCTTGCGTACCAACATCTTGAAGGGCATGCCTCCTAAATATGCGTATTGATAGGATAGCATTTGGTTGTAGATACCATCATATATTGCATTACGCTTGAGTAAATCTGCTTTAATTGTCATTGTTTTTTTCTCTCTATATAGGAGTATAGGCATTACCAGAATGTAATGTATTTATACTTGTTGGCTTGTGTTTACAGTTGTCGTTATGCCATCTGAATAACAAATTGCGACCCATTGATTTGCCACAATGGACGCAAGACTCTGGTGGGTTATTGTTGTAAGCCTTACCATGGCCTTGTTTGTACATGTGATCAGTTATATCTTTGCGTAAGCCAGTAACTAAATGCGCTGGATTACAGCAAGTATAATTACTGCAAGTGTGATAAACACATATGTCATCTGGTACAACTGTTTGATTGTGTAATTCATAACTAACACGATGTACTGTTCGCATTCTATCGCCATCACGAATAAAACCATAACCAATGTTGTTACAGCATCCTTGCCATTCCCAGCAATCGGTAACTGGATCAATTGTTATTTGGTCAGATATTCTATCTTCTATACTCCAACCTCTGCGTCTTGTTATTGCCATACTTGATGATCCTGTTCTAAATTTTCGTTCATAATCTCTTCCCAACTTGGTCCACCTGGATACAAAGGACTTTCAGGCATATGCTGAAGACCTGGCTGTAACATGCTAGACATTCTAGAGTCCATAACAATGTATTCTTTAATTGGTAAACTATCGTGGGTGATTGGGAACAAGTGATGTATTCCATAGCGTATACAATCACCTAACCCGTCTATGTGAGCATACTTCTGTTCTGTATACTTAACTAAGCGTTTGCGTGTACCATCTTCAAAATGATATGTTGTTAATGCTTCTAATAAAAACTTATCGTCTGGCTTAACAATCAATCCACCTCTATTGATAAACGCATTTGCTGTGTTGTCTGTGTCTGATACAAGTGGGTTAACCTTGCGTGTGTTAACAATAGTAAAGCCATACTTCTCTAAGATGATTCTGTCTGTTACGCCAAACGGACTTGTTGTATCTCTATTCACTTGTGTTCCACTCATGTCAATAATACTGTTTATTCTACGCTTGGGAAAGTCTAAACGGATAGCCTGGGCTATGCCCTCTGTACTACAATCAGGTATCGCATAACTTTTCAGTATCTCAATGGTACCATTCTTGTCACCACTTTTATGTACTTGCGCTACAGTGGCACACATAACACGCTTGTTAAAGTCATGAAAGGTGTACAAATCACCACCTCTATCTACTACATCTCTTGTGTACTTTGTTTTGTCCCATGTGTAATAGAAAGCATCACTAACACTTTCCCATTGGCACATGTAATCTTGGTTAAACTTTAATGGGCTGATGATGCGTTTCTGTTCTTCAATGAACGCACGATTGCCACTACGCATTTGCAAGTAGTTGTAATGTCTTACTGCATATTTGTCTGGGCTAATCAATGCTAGATTAAACAAATCATGCAATGGTCCGGTGCCGTTGGGTGTACTAATAACAACCAATCTACCTTGTGTGTCTGGTGTGCCTACTCTTGGGCGTAAGCGATTAGTTATTTCTTGTAAGGTATCTTGTGTGTATAGTGCTGCTTCATCTGCTATCCATATGCCAACATTAAGACCTCTTAAGTTTTCACGCTGTTCTGCACTTTTACAGCGAATAAAAACACCATTAGGAAACTTAATGGTTAATTCACTGTTGTTAATGTCTGATCCATCTTTCAGTCCAAAGTATGTTTGGCATGATTTCTTTAATGGTTCCCATATCAGTGACTTAATCATTGCGCCAGTTGGTGCCGAGTAAATGATATCTTTACCCTTATGATACTTTTCATCTGTAGCAAATATAGGTAATGCAATAGCGGCTAAGAATGTTTTGCCGCTACCAACTGGAACTATATCTATACAATGCTTATTAGTAGTAAGCCAATCCTGAAGGATTGTTGATTGCTCACCATATAAGGGAACATTTATCATTGCTTCCAGTCAGACAATTCTGTGCTTGGAAAACTGAATACTGCTTTGAGTTGTTCACCTTTGCTGGTCATGTCAACTTCTGATTTGTCTGCTATTACCTTTGCCAGCAACATTTGTTGGTATCGTTGGATCACATGCATGTCACCTGAATGTCTTGCTCTGATATAATCTTGTGCCAATCCCACAGCAAATGGAACATCTAGTTTAGCAATTTCTGCTAGTACATCTGCTGCACTTAATTTAACAGTTGAGCCAACTTTTCTACCTGAATTCTTACGAGCGCCACCTCTACCCTTTTTTATTGCAGTTGTTTGAAGGTTTTGATTATTATTCATAGGCTCCATGCCAAAGGTATTCTCAAGATTAGTGTTAACTAAATCTTGGTCATATTTTACAATAGACATAATATTATTCCTTTAGCAATAATAATTGAAACAAAGCCAACAGTAAAGTCAACTATATCAAGTTTCATTCACCAAGTCTTTCTATAAATGCTTGTTCAAGGTCTTTGGTGCGTGGGTGATTGGGTGCTTTATCTTGTAAAACTTTACGCAAGTCTTGCACGATTTCAACGGGCTGAGTGCGAATCATTTCTCTGTAAGTTTTCATTACAAATGGATCACGCAATCTATCACTTATTGACTGTTGTTTCATCTTTTATTTCCTTTTTCTTTCTTGTGCGTTTTTCTTTAACGACAACTTGTACCACTTGATCATTCATGGGAATGAGTATTGTAGATTGTGGTATTTTACCGTTGGGTAGTTGTACTTTTAACCATAATGATTTTAACCAATTCATTCTTGCCTCACACTTTCTGGGTCTACCCCATAATATAATAATTTGGTTTTGATCATATCACACATATGCAAATACCATGCATTAGTGCTTGTTTGATGAATATTATATTCTTTTGCAAAAGCAATTAATTCCTCAACTGTACCTTGAGCAATTATTCTTTTTCTTTCACTATCTAATTCATTAACTTGTTGTGCTATTTCTAGTGTTCTGTACATAATATGTCCTATATATAAATTTTAACATAATCTTCAGGGTTATCTTCTGGATCAAGTCCATCAAAGTATTCTCCTGTATTTTTTTCTTTGAATTTTAATGTTCCAAACACGCTTAAGAATTGCTGATTCTCTTGTCCCCATTTTTGTGTAAGTTCTAAGAATCTATCACGCCCAAACATGATTTGTAATTGTGTTTTACAATCGTCTGGACTTGGGTTGATATCGTATTTGGTATCTTGTAATGTGTGCATAAAACTGATACATTGATCAATTTCATACTCAGTCATGTACTTTGACAATTCAGTTGTCATTTTGTCAAAATTCTTGATATGCCCTACATAAAATGGTTTATCAATTAAGCCTTGAAATTCTGCCATATTGTTCCTTAATGTAATGTATGCACTGTTACATCATCCAGCATCTGATTGGTCTGAATGTTAACTGTGCCTTTTAATTCTCTTGCTGCATCTTTAAGAAATTGTTCTTGTACTAACGCACCTAAGAATTCGTGTATTGTTTTAAGACCAAGTATCTTTAGGTTAAAGATTTCTTTATCTTCTTGTGTTAATGTATCAATTGGTATATCCATCATTTGTTGTATGGATGTTTCAATATCATTCATCAATGGTTTTACTGTTACAAGCAATTCACCATCTTGGTCTTTTGCTAATCTGTATGTATATTCAATCATTTATTATTTCCTTAAATTGTTCTATTGTTATTTCACTGTAATTATCTAATGGTATATCAAATCTTTTATTATTACCATTGATTCTTACAACCTTTTTATTTGGATAGTCTCTTAATATCTTATTTAATCGTTGACGCCATTTGTCTGTTTGCATACTTGCCGCAGGGAAAATATGACTTCTTGGATAATGTTTTGTGCCACTATATACATTTGGCAAATTGCTTCCACCTTCATTGTAATCAAATCCTATAATATATGTAATATCATTATCCTGTGTTAATGCTAATCTCAATGCACTATTACCACTATCGTTTGTTTCTTTGAAACCCCAAAAGAAGTTAATTGGTTCACCCTTTAGAGCAAGACTATCAATTGAATTTTCATGCTGTGTGTAGAATATTGAACGCTTGTGTGCTTCATGTTTAATTATCTCATCTACCATTTGTTTATCCATACTAACCAAATAATTTGGTGCAAAATCTCTATACAATGCATTACATCCATATGTTGTCATTTTGCTACCTATCGTTGCTAAATCAAAGTTTAATCTACTGGGACCATTACCTATCACACATGCAATCATTTGTTTTTTGGTTTCATTGGTTCTTTGTATCCACTTGCATGTATTGCTGCCGCTTGCTTTTCTGCATCTTTAATATCTTTGTATAGTTTGCCACTATCTCCATAACGAAAATACTTCTGACCATTTTGTGTTACAACTTGTATAGGCATTACTTTTCCTTCTTCTTCTTTGATATACTATTTATTACTCTGCAAAGATTTCTATGGTTTATCAGTACGGTTTTGCTTTTAAATGCTACATCGCAATGTTTACATCTATAACCAATAGTTCTCCACAATTGAGTAAGTTGTACATATTGATGTTGAACCACAGCATAGTCCATGCATTCTGGTATTTCATGTGCCTCGTGCAGTTGTTTGGGAGTTAGTTGTGTTATCGTCATAGTGGGCGTGGCTTATCAAGTTACGACGCCTTGCCCATGCTGTTTTCATTGCTTGTTTGTGTGCCTCTGTCTTGGGAACACCAAGTTTTGCTTGACTCATTTTTTGTTTTTGTTCAGGGGTCTTGGGAACTCCCTTACATGCTTTTTGGACAGCAATTCGTAATGTATTTAGTTGAACCTCTGAAAATGGGCCCGTTCCACGCTTCCATTCACTAAAGCCTGGCTCACTTGAGGGCTTTTCCCCCACTGGATGATTCTTAATGTACTTGACTCCGTGATCATCAAAGCGGTGCCATCTGGTGTATAGTGTTGTCATTTGAGGGTATTATAAAAGGACTCAATCCAATTACAAATTTGATTTGCTCACTGGATCTAGTATTAATACTTATTTCATTTAGAGCCTGTTCAAATAAAACCATTTGTGCTGATATGTTTTCTATACTATCCATTGTGGCTGTAGAAAGATCATGTTGAGTACCAAACAACAGATTGTTAAGTAATCCACTGACTAGTGAAAGAGGTGAGTTTTGGCCTGTCGTTCCCTTAGGTAATGTACCTGTGCGTTTGTACCACCAGTGTTTCATCACTTGTCTTATGTCCTCATTACGATGAACATCAAACATGCCCATGAGGCTTAACCAATATATGAATTCACTTTGTAACCATACCATGTCATTTTGGTCTATGGTTACATATTGTGTTTTTGCATTAGTTACTTTTGGTATATATTTAATATAGCGCATATACATTATCTTTCTTGATAATGTATTTATCTAAATGGGTCAAAAAACGACCCCTATCGTTTTAACAAAGCCGCTAACTTATCTAATGGAGGAGTAAGACCACATCTTACATAGTCATCTTTGTGAATCCATTCACGCATTTTCTGTATGTTAGGATGTGATGGATATGCGTACCATAATTTATGATTAGGATCCCATGAAGCGCCCAATTTTTTTACAAAATCTTTATCTCTGTATGATACCATAAGATATACTCGCATTTCTACAGGCTCTGTTGATTCTTCTTTTTTAACTTCTGTACCTGTTCTATATACAGGTCTGTTGTAATTCATTTTAGTCATTTTTTTCTTCCTCTATATCTCTTGCGAAACTACCTGTAAAATTAAAGATACCATTTTGTTTTTCTGTAAGATCATCAGTCAATTCTATCGCATAATGTTCATGTAGCAAATACAAAACAGCATCCATGTGTGTTCCATAATCATATACAGCAAGCAATGCTGATTTGAGATTTGTTTTATGTTCATCTTCAATTTTGAATCTTCTGGGATTGTATCGTAAACGACCCATAAGCAATTTAGCGTCTGGTGGACATATTGCTTTTAGTTGTGTAAATTGTTGTTCTAATGTTTTGTTATCTGTTTTCCTAATACTTCTTAAGGTCTCATCCAAACTACTTGTAAGTGAGGAACGCAAATAGATAGAGAATTTCTTGTCGTTATCGTCTTTGAGTGAAAGATAAGCATTCATTCTGGTTGTGCGTTTACCTCTTCTGATTTCATTTACGCTCATGTTGATTTGGACATAATAATCTTCGCTGCTAACTTTTCTGGGAACATTTTTCCTCGGTTCTCCGGACTTTGGTTGTCCGGACTTTGGTTGTCCGGTCTTCTTCCGGTCTTCTTTCACTAGGGGCCCTTGGGCCTGAGAGGAAAACGGCGCCTCTGGCGCTGGTACAGTTTCATCGCTATGCTGAACTGTACTATCACTATAACTACAACTACCACTACTATTGTAGTTATAGTACACTTCAGCATTAAGTTCAGTACCTAAGTCAATATTTTTACTATTCTCGCTAATCGTAGCCAGAATATCTTCTGCTGTCATATTTCGCATATTTGTCTCCTATAAATGTTATGCTGCCCAAATGCTTATATCTCTGACAGGAGACGAAAGCCCTGCTGTCAGACAGGGACTTTCAAGAACATTTAGGAGTTCATACAATGAAAATGTCAATAAACATCGTACATAGTATTTAGTCATAGTACAGGAAAACAATATTTTTAACTAGTGTTTTGGGTAAATTTGTCAAGTAAATACCGTTGTTTTTACGCAACACCTGGGAATTTGACAATAAATGGTGTCTGTGCTATACTATGTATTCTTTCAATTAATAGGAGTTAGTTATGTATCAATCTAATGCTTTTCGTAATTTTCTTTCTGCTCAAGCAAAGCAATATGGTAGTCATTACCAATCTTACGCTGATGAATTCAAGCGATATGACGATGAGGATTTGCTCAAATCAATTGACAATAACGCAGGTCAAATGCGTCATTATGCTGACAATATCAATGATGATTCTTTTAACGAATACTTTAGCGAATTACAACGCATGATTGAGTGTCTTAAATTGCGTCAGGAATTTCAGCAAGAAATGTCTGAGGACGAGTTGTAATTTTACAACAGCACAGATATTGACAATAATTGGTGTCTGTGCTATACTATGTATTCTTTCAATTAATAGGAGTTAGTTATGCTTACATTACATCAACTTGATATTGCTACTTTTGATGACACTTCATCAGAAGATTTTGAAATCTTGCTCAAAGAATACAATGCCCAAAATGTGGTACCTGATGACAGCAAAAAGCGTTTTCAGGAACTTGTTCAGGCAGCAATCAAAGACGCAAAACGCTATTCTAAAGTTGGAGCATAACATGACCAAATCTATCAACAAACAATATAAGTTCGTCTATATGCGTGACGACCGTTATGACCGTAGTTTTGATGGTGCTGACTTCAGCGATATGCGAGCCAAGTATCCAAAGTTTATTGTAGGTAACAAAAAGCCAACTGACAGTTGGTACTATGGTAAAGGTATTCGTGCGAATGAATTTATGGGACTGTATCTTGACGATTATTCACAATACAGTAAGTTGAAGTCATTCAATGAGGCAGAATGGACCAAACTTATTCACAAGTATTGTAAACAACAAGTGTCCAAACTTAAAAAGGAACTTAAAGATGTAGACTTGCGTAATAGTATTAACGCAAACACTGGTTCATCTTACTATGCTCAAGTGCGTGAAATGCTGATTCCAATCTACAAGGCTGAAGCCAAACTGTGGAAAGATCGTGAACAAGTTTTGCGTGATAATGGCGCATACACATAT